TTCTGCTGTCGCATTGCAGACTGAAGGCGCAAGCGTTCAAGAAACCAATATGGATGACACGAAGTTGGATCTCACGGTCAAGACTTTTGCAGGTCAGCAGAATGTTTCTCGTCAGTCGTTAGAGCGTGGAACAAACATTGACTCGCTCGTGATGTCGGATCTTGTTTCTGCGTATCACACAACTTTGAACACGGCTGTTGTCGCCGACATTCTTGCCAACGCAACAAGCGTCACCTACACCGATGCTTCGCCTACCGTCGCAGAGTTGTATCCAAAACTGCTGTCAGCGATTTCGGGTATTCAGACTTCGTACTTCGCAGGACCCGATGCGATCATTATGCATCCTCGCCGTTTGGCTTTCATCCTCGCGGCTGTTGATGGTCAGTCACGACCTCTCGCAGTACCAACTCCGATGAGTTCAGGTCAGCCTGCCTACGCCTACGGCGAAGGTTCACCTCAGTACGGCATCAGCAAATACAGCATCGTCGGATTGCCTGTTTACACCGACGCAACGATTTCAATCGTTGAAGGCGCAGGCACTAACGAGGACACCATCTATGTCGGCAACTCGCAAGAACTTCACCTATGGGAGGAAGGAAGCGGAGAGCCAATGATGCTTCGCTTTGAACAACCAAAGGGCGCAGAACTTGATGTCACGATGATTGTGTACGGATACTCAGCATTCACCTCTAATCGTTACCCTGCATCTTGGGCACGCATTGGTGGAACAGGACTCGTCACTCCTACCTTCTGATGAAGTCGGGTTGCGTGACCTCCATCGCGCAACCCGCATTCAGATGAAAAGGAAACAATCACTATGCACAAGTCAATGATTGAAAGTTTGTTGGAGGAACGCAAAGGATATGTCCTTCGCAACCTTCCTGATCGTGTTGCTTCTGTTGATGCGTCGTTGCGTGAACTAGGTTTTGAACACAAATACTTGACGCAAGAAACAGCGACAGCGCAACCTGCAAGTGAGCGAGCAGTCAAACCTTCTGTGCAAAAGCGCAAGCAGTAATCGTGGCAATCACAAACGGGTATGCGACGCTCGCAGAAGTCAAGTCCGCTTTGCGTGTCACGGACTCTGTTGATAACACACTCATTGAGAACGCTATTGAAGGTGCATCACGACGGATAGATGGCTACTGTGGCAGATGGTTCTACAAGTCGCCAAGCACAGCGATCAGCATCTACCCGATAGACAACTACAACATTTCCGTTGACGACATCGCAAACACCACAGTCACAGTCAAAACTGATAACGATGGCGATGGTGTCTTTGAAACAACCTTGACGCAAGGCACGGACTACCAACTAGAACCGCTTGACGCTGTTCTGCGTGGCATACCGTTCAGGCGCATCGTTGCTATCGGAGGCAAAACTTTCCCGATACAAGTTCAACCGAAACAGGCGTTGTGTCAAGTCACAGCGTTTTGGGGATGGAATGCCGTTCCTGACGATGTTCGTGAAGCCTGTGTGCTGTTGTCAATGCGAGGGTTCGCACGATTGAACTCTGCGCTCGGTGTTGTCGGCTTCGCAGATATGGCGTTTCAAGTTCGTGCCGTTGATCCCGATGTCCGTGACCTTCTAATGCCCTACAAGATCATCGGGCTTGCGTAGTGCCTGCAACCGTCAGCGAAGTCTCTACAGCGTTGCAGACAGCCTTAGCGACGATCATAGGATTGCGCACCTTCTCCTATCAACCCGAACAGTTGAACACGCCTCTAGCGTTCCCTGTGTTGAACAGCGTTTCCTATCATCGCACGATGGGCAAAACAACAATGATCGGCACAATGGATTTCACAATCTTTGTTGTCGTAGGTCGTTACACCGACAGAACGGCACACGCAACTCTAGACTCGTACCTATCGCCGACAGGTGCATCAAGTGTTCGCTCCGCTATAGAAGCAAGCGACACGCTCGGTGGAGTTGTCAGCACAGTCATCGTAGAAACTTCATCAAACATTTCAAGCCTGACAAGCGCAGAGGCAGAGTTTCTGCAAATCAGTTTCAACATTACGGTTCACAACTAGGAGCAACCTTATGGGTCAATCATTCAAAGTTCTCAGCGACAACTGCACACTCGGCAAAATCGGCGAGACTGTTACACCTACCGACATCACCGATGATAATCTTGCATCGTTAGTTGCAGGAGGACATCTTGAACCAACAAAGCCCACAAGCAAAGCCGATATCGCATCTACTAAGGAGAACATCTAATGGCAGTCCTATCACTCAAAGACGCATCCATCACGATCAACAGCGTTGATCTGAGCAACCGTGCAAACAGCGTTTCCGTCAACTATGAAGTTGACAGCATTGAAGTCACAGCGTTTGGAAGCACAGGACATATTTTCGCAGGCGGTTTACAAAATAACTCGTGCGAGATTTCTTTGATGCAAGATTATGCGGCGACCAATGTTGAAGCAACGATCTACGGTCTTGTAGGTACAACAACTACTCTTGCGATCAAAGCAACATCATCCGCTACTTCCGCAACCAATCCGCTCTACACGATTTCCAATGCTTTCCTTTCCGCACATACACCTGTGGCTGGTGCTGTCGGGGAGATAGCGATGACCACGCTGAGTTTCACGGGTGGAACAATCGTCAAGACAACTGCATAACAAAACCAACTGAGGAGCGACAATGAAAGCAGAGTTGACAGTCATCTACAACGATGGCGCAACGAAAAACATTCAAGCAGTCTTTGCAGACTTCGTAGCGTTTGAACGCACTTGGAATAAGTCCGTGACGAACCTTGACACAGATATGCGTTTGACTGATCTCGCTTGGCTTTGTTGGCATAGTGAGAAGCGTCGTATGCAAACAACTCAAGGCTTTGATCCTGAATGGATTGGAACTATTGAAAACATTACGCTCGGCGATAATGGTTCGGATGGTGAAATCCCTTTACCGAGTCCTCAGCAACAGGAGTGATCGCTTGGCTCGCAGTTGAAAGCGGTATCGCACCATCTGTGTTGTTGAATGAAACTGAGGAGATGATCAGCCTGATGATTACTGTCGCAACATCAAAAGCCAAACAGCGACACTCACGCAGATAGACTCGTGTGATGGCGCAACAATCATCTCTCGTTTTAGACATTGACGCTACTGCGCTTCAACCGATCCTTCAAGAGTTGATGTATCTTGATCGCACTCTTTACAATGCGACGCTAAAAGGTTTGCGTGATGCATCTAAACCGTTAGTGATGAAGGTGAAGGCAGGTTTCCCGACAAAGACTTTGAGCGGTTTGATGAAACAGCACAAGAACACGCCGAAACTTCAAACGATAAAGAGGTCGCAGGATTATCCTGTTTACAACATCAAGTCGGTCAGAGCAAGCGTGAGTGCTGTTGCTGGTGGGCGCAAGCGTACAGAGCGCACAACCTTCCCTGTGTTGCGCATACGGCAGAAGCAAGGTGGAGCGATGATCTACGATATGGCGCAAAACAACGCTACGGGTGAAACGCTTTCAAGCAACCTTCGCACGATGCACGGCAACGCTTCACGAACGATGTATCCCGTCGTTAGACGCAACATCAAGTCCATTGAGAAAGACCTTGACGCTGAACTAAAGAAGGCAGAAAAAATGGTGACTGACCGACTGCTCGCAACAGGAGGCAGATCGCAATACAAGGCATCGTCGGCTAGAGCGAAATCTCAGTCTCGTACATCACTCGGCAAGTTTGGAAGCGTGCTTCGCTAATGGCAATATCCATTCCACTCATAACAACTTTTGATGCGAAGGGTATCAACCGTGCGATCACACAGTTCAAGCGACTTGATGGTGGCGTAAACAAATCGGCGTTCGTACTCAAGAACCTGAACCAAGCGACGAACAATGCTTTCAGGTCTGTCGCAAGAGTTGGCGCAGGTGTCGCTCTCGGCGCAGGGCTAATCGGCAAGGCTCTCGTAAGTCAAGCGATGGAAGCAAAGCGTGTCACCGCTGAAACCAATGCGATCATCAAAGCGACAGGTGGATCGGCAAAAATCAGCGCAAAAGGTGTCGGCGAACTTTCTGACAAACTTTCTATGCAGATCGGCGTTGAC